CTATGTTTTGAATTGAACAGAAACACCACACCCACAAGAAGATTCCTCCTGTGGATTAATAATCTTAAAACTTTCGTTCAGTCCGATTTTAGCCCAATCTAATATTGAGCCATTTAAAAACGGTAATGATTTTTCATCAATTACTATTTTAAACTTTCCGTAATCTGTTATAGTATCATCGCTATTAATTTCGTTAGCATAATCAATAACGTACTCCCAGCCAGCGCAGCCGCTAGGAATAATGCCAATCCTAATATCGCTAGACGACGATCCTGCCGTTCTTTCAATCGCTTTAGATAGTGCTGCATCTGTGAGCTCCATTACTTTTTGCGCTTCTTCTCAATTTTATCCAATCTTATATTGATATCGTCAATTAAATTTTTCAACTCTGATGCTCCACCTGGTTCAATAGGTTTATGAGCAATTGATTCCATGAATTTAATTCTGGTTTCTAGTTCGTCAATCTTTCCTGTGATACGTGGATACTTTTTTCTCCATGCGTCAGGATCAGTTTGTAACCAAGTCCATCCCCATCTTACCGCTAAGTATTCCAAGAAAGAATCAAATTTACCAACAGCCCATAGAGCCATCCTTGTATCTTTAAACCAAAACAAGAATCCTGCACCGGCGATTGAACCTAAAATTGCTGTGTAGATCCATAGAGTATCGTCCGTTAGTCTCTCTAAAAGTTCCATTAGTTATCCTTTGTATATTTTGTATAGTTATCCATTGAGTGGTCAGAAAGGCCGTCAAAAGGCTTTAATTTGATCCACGAAGTAACGATTCCTCGTAGTTTATCTTTTAACTTTCTCCACCAAGCAAGGTTTTTGATAATCCCATTATAGTTAAAATACATAACTTGACCGTGATGTCGATAACCCATAAACCAAGGTGGTATAACAGTTACGAGGTCATTGTTATTTACAAAACGATAATGTTCAAGATCAGCACACTCCTTTACGAATGCAGCATTACCAACTCTTGGTGATCCAAATGTATATAGAACGGGTTTGCGTTTAAGTAATCTTGAAGCAGCAATTGTTGCCATTGCTCCACCTAATGAATGACCGCATATAGAAATATGTTTTGTAGCATGCTTTGAAAGTACTTTCAGAACATCATCCCAGATATCATCTATTTCGTTTTGGAATCCATTATGTACCCAACCACCAACCTGAGCTTTATCAGGCCAAATGTTGAGATCTGCTTTAAGATCATTGAGTTCGGTAGGTTCTGTACCACGGCAGCATAGAACAAACTCTTCTTTGTTCCATACACAATGAGCTTGTGCACCGTCATGGTCAATAAACTTATGACCGGTATAACCTAATTTTTTGAAGATAGGCTTTGCTGTTTTGCCATCTTCGTAGGCAATCTTTGCCATTTCAGCGAATTTAATCGCCTCACCTTTTACATCACAAAATTGTACTTTCTGTTTCATGTGGTCTCCTATTGAGATATATACAATTAAGTTCAACAATTATTTATAAATAGTTTCATATACAATATGAATTAAACTGAGAGGTATACTATGTCAAACAATCTAAAAGAATTAACTCGCCAACACCACGATAACGCAGAAAGAACAGAATTTGCAGAAATGCTACTATCGGGCAATATCAGCCCAAAACTATACCAAGAATATTTACACGCACAATTACAAAACTATATGGTTTTAGAATCAGCAGTTGAAGTGCCTATGGAATTAGAACCTATATTTAGGTCAACATCAATTGAAGAAGACTTACAAGAATTAGAAAACACGTTTGATCTCGAAGAAATTGAAGATAACTTTGAGTCAACATTAGAATATAATAAACATATACTAACTTTACTCGAGGAGGGTAATAATGAAGGTCTTCTTGCTCATCTATATGTGCGTCATTTTGGAGATGCTCATGGCGGACAAATCATCAAAAGAAACGTACCTGGGTCGGGTCTTATGTATGAATTCGAGAATAGAGCCGAACTTATTAAAAGCGTAAGAGAACTATTACACGACGGAATGGCTGACGAAGCAATGATTTGCTTTGAATACGCAGAAAGATTATTTCATGAACTCATGGAAAATTATAGAAACAACGCTGAGAACTACGAACCTGAAGATTATGCAAGAGCAAGAACAATGGATGCGTGGGACGAAGATGATAGTTGATTCGCCACTCTTTGACCAATTAAGAAAACTTGCTTCAACATTAATTAACGATTTCGATTCAACGATGGAACGCGTTGAGAATAAGAAACACGTTGCTGATCTAAATGGATGGAAGGATTACTTCTGGCATAGTAAGGAAATTCGTAAAGCTCATCTTAAGACAATTGAACCTGTAGGTAAGAACAAGTTATGGTTAATGCATATCAATATCTTTCCGCGTGAAGGAGTTGATATACCTATCTTTGGTTTAGATATTGTTGCGAATCCAAAAAAGATCAGCGGTTGCTTTTGCGACTACTCTCCAATTGATGAACTACAAAAACCCGACACTCATCCTTATATGATTAAGTTCAGAACAGCAACTGAAAATCTAGAATGGAAGAAAGAAAGAGTAATGCCTGATTGGGCGTTAGAGATCTTTTCGGAAAACATTGTAGGTGCTGGTGCAATTCGCGATGGAGAAGAAACCGAACAGTTAATTAACATGGCTTTAGAACTCTCAAGGTTCTACACAATGGAGATGGGCAATCCTCAATACAAAACTAGATGGATTAATACTCTCGAACGACAGAACAAGTATTGTGCAAAACAAAAGCTCAACCGAATGCTTCATAGTTCAATTTTGGCAATGGGAATTTCAGAAGAACGTAAGAATCAGTATGTAGAGAATGTCTTATTTGAAGAGATCTAGCATATAACGAAATGTAATATATTAGATAACTAAATATAATGGATATTTATTCTTATTTTCCCTTCAAGTTTGTATATATAATCGCGTTACCATTGGTAACATAACTATAACTTTACAAATAATTCCTAGAAGGAGAGAAATGACCACTTTGGCACTGAGAGCTGAAATCGAGAAATTGAAAAATAATGAGAAAGTCTGTAAGTTCTGTGAAATTACACAAGCCCTGTCTCTAATAACATTCCCTATCGCCCTACCGTTCTTTATCATCATCGCGTCATCTAGTTATTAATCAAATAAATAGATTGACATCTGACTGAAAAATTGTTATAATAGATCTGTTCAATTCAATAATAAGAGTTGAACGGATTTATTTACACTAAACAAAAAATAACTATTGACATATCACGTTAACTAGTATATAATACAAGGTATACATGACAAAAAAAGATTCTAAGGAAAACACTGATATGTCCGTTGTCGCTCTAACACCAGATAAAATACACCACGAAATATCTCATCATATTTCAAAAGGAGTACCGTACATCGATGCTCTATGCCACTTCGCTGATAAGAATGGTATTGAAATTGAAACGATTGCACAAATCGTAAAGAAGAGTTCTGTACTGAAAGAAAAGATACGGACTGAAGCAGTTGACTTGAGAATGGTGAAAAAAGAAGATGAACAAGATATCACAGACTTTAGTAAGTGATGATTCGTTTAATACATACGTAAAATTTCTGGCATTAAAGAAACATTTTACAACGGACAATTACGATTACTTCAAATATAATGGAAAGGTACGAGCAAATATTGATACCTTTATGTCGCGAAACGATGCATATTCGTTCGCAAAATTATCGAAAAAAGAGGACCCACAAGGTCTAATTTTGAGTAATCTTTTAATAAATAAAAACATCTGGGTTCGAGATTTACTCGACAGTGAAGGAGAAGCCAGATACACGAATTGGAGGAAGAGGGTAGAATCATTAGGTTATATCTTCAAATCCGAGCTTGCTCATCTTAATGATGAATACAAGCGAAACTTTATATCAATAGATGGACAACATCCTTTGGTAATGACTCTGTTATTACAGAAGAAGATTAGTTTGGAAACATTTACTATTCTTTCTCATCAAGCGAATATATTTTCGTATTGGCAAGAAAAAGTAGTTGACAAACACGTATCTTTTGATATAATAAACAAATCGCGAAAGTATAAACCCTTTCTCGATTTTGAGCCGAAGCGATTCCAAAAGTTAATTAAGGATCACTTTGGTATTTAATAAAATACTACGCAATATAACGCTATATATAAAGGAGAACTAATTATGGCACTAACAGACTTTTCTTCACTCAAGAAGAACCGTTCGAAGACTCTCGACAAGTTGAATTCACAACTCGAAAAGATTTCTTCAAAATCATATCAAGACCCTAACGCAGGGAAATTCTGGAAACCTACAAGAGATAAAGCAGGAAATGGCTTCGCAGTCATTCGATTCCTACCAGCCTCTAAAGGTGAAGAGATGCCTTTCGTAAGGATTTGGGATCATGGATTCCAAGGTCCTACAGGTCTTTGGTATATCGAAAACTCTTTAACAACATTGAACCAGGATGATCCTGTATCAGAGTTTAATTCTAAACTTTGGAACAGTGGTGTTGAGTCAGACAAGGAACAAGCACGTAAACAGAAGCGTAGGCTGAAGTATACTGCTAATATTATTGTCGTTAAAGACCCAGCAAATCCTGAGAATGAAGGTAAAGTATTCATGTATCAGTTTGGTAAAAAGATCTTTGATAAGTTGAATGATTTAATGAATCCAACTTTTGAAGATGAAGAACCAACCAATCCGTTTGATCTATGGGAAGGTGCAAACTTTCGTTTAAAGATCAGACAGTTTGAAGGTTATCCAAACTACGATAAATCTGAATTTGATCCTGCGTCTCCATTGTCTGATGACGATGCTGAGTTGGAAAGAATTTGGGGAGAACAACATTCTCTACAGGAATTGGTATCTGAAAGTAACTTCAAAACTTACACAGAACTGAAAACTAAATTGTATCGTGTACTTGATCTACAAAATGATGAACCGACTGCTTCTGCACCGGTAACTGAAACGGCTGACGAATTGGATTTATCCAATATGTCTAATGATACTTCTGAACCGGTTATGGCAACTGCCGAACCATCAGTAGGATCAACCGCAAGTGATGATGATGATGACCTTAGTATATTTAAGGAATTGGCACGTAGTTAAACAACTGTGGGGGACCTTCGGGTCCCTTATCTTTCTAGGAGGACATTATGTCTATTGAAAAAGAAACAACCATTCTCGATTTTGATTTTGGTTTTACAGCTGTGGACGCTGACGAACTAGAAGTAGTTCAACAAGCCAAGGAAGTTGCTACAACTTCAAATGCTACCGCAGAATCTAATGCAGCTAAAGCGCAGTTATTATATGACGCAGTAGTTCCTTTAATAAACAACTTAAAAGCTAACCCTGAAAAGGATTACATCTATTGGCCAAACCGATATGAAAAACTCGATGCGTT